GACTCAAAAATATTATATAGATAAATTAAAACTTATATTATAGAGGTCAAATGCCATCATCCCAATTTCTTAACATCGGGCCTCCTACGCCAGAAAACTTTACTCAAGTGTTAACGGAAATATATACCCGTTATCAAGCAGTGGAAGAAGTCCGCTGGAATGAATCGAATATTGATTCTAGATTCTGGGCAGGAGATCAAGATTATATCTATCAATACTTTCAGTTCCAACCGAACCAATCCGCGCAAAACTTCTACTTCAACATCATCCAGCAGCCTTGCAACATGGTTACTGGCTATCAACGTCAGCACCGAAACTCGATTAGTTATGTTCCCGTAGAGAACTCCGACCAAAAAACAGCCGACCAATTCAACGAGATCATGACATACGCTAACAACAAAGGCGGCGTTCATGATGTGTTCTCTGAAGCTTGCGAAAACTCGTTAGTAACAGGGATGGGATTGCTTCAACCTTATCTGGACTACTCGAAAGACCCCATCAATGGAGATATTAAGCTTAAGAATTGGCATTACAACTCCTTCATGATGGATCCCTATTGGAGAGAGCCTGATATGTCCGACGCTAATTGGGTCTGGATACAAAAGTACATCTCAAAAGAAGAAGCTCTCGCTACTTTCCCGCAGAACAAAGATCAGATTGAGCACATGTCGGGGTATAACAACAGCAATTCACGCTTCTATTTCCTTCCCGAAAACTACAACATCGCTAGAAACAATCTTTTGGTCTTAAGCTACTACTGGTATCGCACAACTCGTCAGAAAAAAGTCCTATACAACAAGAAAACGGGTGAGATCTCAGAGTTTACCGACTCCGCCGACGCTATCAACGAGTATACAGAGGTATTTTCTGAACTTGAGCAAATAGAGATCACGGTTCCTACTTGGAACCTGGGAACTATGCTTAACGAAACGCTACTTTATTCCGGTCCTAACCCACTAGGCTTCGACGACTGCCCATTTGTGCCTGTGTACTGGAATTACAACCCAGAAATCGCTCAATACAATCTCCGCGTGCGATCTTTGGTCAGAACTCTCAGAGATTCACAATTTTTGTTTAATAGACGCATAATATTGAATCACGATATTTCTGAGAGCTCTCTAAATACCGGTTGGATAAAGCGTGAAAACTCTTTATCTGATGAGAATGTAACGAAACAGACAGGTCAAGGGCAAGACATCGAGATAAAAGATGAATTTCGCGATATGCCTCTTCAAGATGTTATTCAGAAGATTATTCCAAATGCCGTTCCTCAATCAGATATGCAACTAGCCGACCAACTCTTAGGTCTTATCCCTAGCCTTTCTGGGGTTAATCAAGAGCTCATGGGCATGGCTACTGACTCAAAAGCGGGTATTACAGAGATCCTACGACAAGGAGCTGGTCTTGTTACGCTACAAAAGTATTTCGATCAGTGGGACAGAGCTTTAAAGCAAGTAGGAGTTCTTGAGATGAAGATGGTCCAAAACAATTGGTCACCCTTCAAGGTCTCTCGAATACTAGGTGAAGACCCTACTGAGCAATTCTTCAGCAAGAACTTTCAAGAGTATGATACGCAAGTGGCGGCCGCGATGAACACAACCGTTCAACGTCAACAGCAATTCGCTCAGCTCTTAGAGTTTCAGAAAGCGACAGGCATCAAGGTTCCCGCGGAACTCATCCTCAAATCTTCCACACTTCAAGGCAAAGACGAGCTTATCGAAGCGGTCAAGAAGCAAGAAGAGATGGCAGCTACTATGCAGCAGCAACAGATGCAGCTTGAGATGGCAGGCCTTGAACAGAAAATGCAGAACACACAAGCAGACACAGCTCAAAAACTCGCCCTTGCGAAAGAGCGCGTAGGCAGAACTAAATCTAATGTCGGACTCTTTGAAGAGAGACTTTCTGAAGTAACCGAGAATAGAGCTCGCGCAGTACGTGAAAAAGTTTTAGCTATAAAAGAAATATTAGAAACTATAGATAAGTATGGTGAACCTCAAACCCTTCAGGGTGTAAAATACGTTGGACAGATCGAAGACGAGCAAGTCCAAGATGAAGATCGAGAGAAAATAGAATCTCGAGCCGACGCAATTGCGGATGAAGGCACTATGGGGAAACAACAAGGCCTTGCAAGCAAAATATTATAAGGAGTTTAGTCATGGCAAAAGATATGTATGATGCAAAAAACAGCAAAATGATGGGCGGTTATTACGGTTCATCTAGTAATGGTGATGATTCTTTCTTTCCTAAGGAAGCTAAAGTAATGAAAATGAAATGCCCTTCTCAAATCAAGAAAGGTTTTGATTATCCAGATACAGCATCTGCGATCTATGAAGATCAAGAAGCCCAAGTTAGAGATGCTTCTAGATCTGGTGCAAAAGCTGACAGGAGAAGTTAGATGAAACATCAAGGCTATAATGATCGGCTTTCTGAAAGTTTAGGAATGAAGGACGGTAAAGAGTCTGGAAAGAGCCAGTCTCTAAAATCTCGTAGGAATGAGTCGAAAGGCATGGAAAAATCCATGGGAAAAAAGGCTTACTCTTCAGATTCTAAAATGGACGGTCATCCAGAACACAAGCTAGCGCATTCCCTGGGACACATGCACCAAGGAATTGCTCATGCTCACGGTCACAAAAGATAAAAGCCGGAGGGTCTAATCAGGCCCTTCTTTAACAAGGAAAAGCAAGTGGATAAGAAAGTTCCCATCACAAAAAAGGTGGCAAAGCACCTCAAAGATGACATCAAAGGATTTCGTTACGAAATAAAAGAAGACAAAGAGCTTCTTAAATCTCTTAAGAAAAAACGATCACCCAAGAAAAAATAATGGCTAAGAAAGTAACGATTGGCAAAGGGATGAAAGTCTCAAAAGCTCAAGAGAAGAAGATGGAAAAGAAAGCGGGCGGCTCAAACGTCGGTGAGTATAAGAATGTAGCTAAGAAAGCTTTTGCAGGACCAGCCGGAGGATCTCCAAGAGGCAGTTTCCCTATCAACACGTTGGAACGTGCTAAGTCTGCATTAAAGCTAGCTCACAATGCTCCTTCACCGGCAGGCATTAAAGCAGCAGTCTATAAGAAATACCCTCAACTTAAAAAGAGCAAATAATGACCAAACATCAAGACGTGTTAGAAATTACTGTAAAGATTAAATCTGAAGATCAAACTCTATCTAAGAAATTCTTGATGTATGAAGAAATCCTCCTCTCCAAAGAAAATCCAAAGCTTTTTGAGATGGTGGAATCAGTCTGCAAAGATTTCAAAGGAGATATCGACTCAGTGATTATCCTTTCAAAGATGGTTTGGTAGCTTCAAGATATTTCTCTATATGCTTAAAGACCTCGAGATTTTCAAACATCTTGCCGGGTGCATATAAGTGCATCGCTTCTTCATGGGGCAATGCCCAGATCATTTCAATCGTTCCTCTTCCCATATCTATTTCCCTTAACGTCGTTTCCGCCATCATGGTTGGCTTTGTCATCCTTGGCTGATGATAGACTGTGTAAGTAGGAGGGATGTTGCTTAGATCCTTCTTCACAAACGTGTAGATATAAAACTTTTTGGTGTTGTGTTTGTCCAAAGTTGGTTGATATTTCTTCAATATTGTCTCGAAAGTCTTAGGCCAACTTGCTCCTAATTTATCGAGCATATCTTCTGCTTTTCCTAGAACTTGCTGAATTTGTATGGTCATAATCTATATCCTAAAGTTTTTACTTGTTTATATTAAAACTTTAATTAAAATGAGACTAAATTTTTTAATCGCTGCCCAAGCGTCAGAGGGTGTTTCAGCGTAAAAGCAGCTCGCTACTGTAAGGATTCGTAGATGTCAGAAGAGAACGTTACCGAGGCAGCCGTTCAGCCTCAATCAAACGAATCTAGCGCGTCAGACAAAGAATTAAACTTTGATCGTATGCGTAAAAAACTAGAGTTTTTGGAAGAGAAGAACCAGCGCTTAGAAGATATGAGCTCTAAGCAAACGGAATTTCTCGAGAGATTTGAAGCCGCCTTTTCGAAGAAAGATGAAGAGGAGGACTATGATCCGAGCGACTATATCACAGGGGAGGCCCTATCCAAGAGAGATAAAAAGCTCTTGGAAGAAGCGGGCAAAATCGCTGACCAACGATTCGAAAAGCAACAGAAAGCAAACTTTGCTGACCGTCTGCAAGGAAAATATCCTGATTATGAGGATGTTGTAAATGCGGAGGGCGCAAAACTATTGGAACAATTAGACCCTGACTTTGCGCAATTGCTTAGCGATGTTCCCGACGAATATAAACGTAGGGAAATGGCATATAAGAGAATTAAAAAACTCAAGCCAAAGATAACAGCTCAAGAGGCAGCAGATAAAAATCTCACTAAAAACTATTACTACTCACCTGCCGGGCAACAAAGCACCTCTAATCCATACGCATTTGAATTTGATGTGCAAAATCCCGAGGCGAGAAGACAAGCCTACAAAAAGCTGAAATCTGCGCAGAAGAAAGGTCTTTAACTTAAGGACCGAAAATGTCAATCACGACCTCAACCGATTTGCCAGCACCTATCCGGCAATCGTTGGCACCGGGTTTGCTTTCAGTACCAACTCCTAATTTCAACTACATTATCCCAGTCGATAAGTATGTGATGCCGAGAAATGGCGGAACTACTATGCGCTTTCTTCGACCGAATGCGCTTGTAGCCCCTATTACTCCTTTAGGAAATAGTGGTATTGAGCCAGCAAGTCAGGTTGCTACTAGAAACATCATAGATTCAACAGTCAGTTTCTATGGAACGAGTGTTATATTAAATGAGCAGGTCATAATTCAAGACCAAGACCCTAAACCAAACGTTCTTGAGTATAAGCTAGTTGCGTAACAAAAAACCTCACTTGCTCTTAATGAGTTAGTGTAGTAACATAGTCCTTCATTAACTAAGGAGGAACTGTGAAAGAACAGGAAAAAGAAGAAGTAATGTCATATATTGCAGGTGTACTAGATGGAGATGGATCTTTTGGGATCATCAAAAGGAATGTTCAGGGAGCTAGGATCCCTTGGTATATTCCTATGATTCAGCTAGGAAATCTATCTTTGGAAATTATCACTACTTTGAAAGAAAACCTTGGTGGTTCTTACGGAATCAGAAAGCCATTTCTATTAAAGAGCGGCAAATATTCTAGGCCTTTGTTTTTATGGAAACTTATAGGAGGCGACAACGTTAGGAAGGTACTTCCTAAATTTGTCGATTTTCTTTCCATAAAGTGTGAAAGGGCGAAGTTTCTTTTAGAGTACACCAATATACATGGCTTTATTAGAGGTAAAGTTCTAGATAACAGTGAGCTAATGGAAAGAGAAAAAAGTTGGATGAAAATGCTATCCTTCAATAAGACTCCTTTAAAGAAAGTTTCTTTTAAGAAGCAGGGATCTCATGAGTCTAAAAACTCTTTAGATTGGGCTTATTTAGCTGGGTTATTTGACACAGACGGATCGTTTTGTGTTAAAAGACAGACTAAAAATGCATCTACTCCTGGTCTTAAAAACCATCGATTTTCTTCTGTTATTCAGATTTCTTTGACCAATATAAATGGTATTAATTTTATCACCTCAAAGTTTCCTTTTGGGAAAGGCTATGTTGTGAAAAATAAATCAGCCTCCGCTGGATTTCATTACACATGGAATATTAGCGCTAAAGACAAAGCTATTATTTTCTTACAAAAGATAATTCCTTATCTAAAGGCTAAAAAGGAAAATGCCAAAGTTCTTCTTCACTTTTGCAAAGGGTTTGTCTCTACAAAAAATTGTAGAGAGGGAGTAGATCCGAAGCAATTGGAGTTCCGAAAAAATTGTTACGAAAATCTAGTTAATATAAATGAATATGGGGTCTATAAATCTTCTCTGATTGACTTGGAAGTCCTAAAGCAGGACGACAGGGCCCAAGCAGGAAATGGTGCCGTGCAGGGTGATCGACTAAGCGAGAAGACCTCGAAAGAGGGTGCGATAGTCAGGCCACGGGTATAGCTTGCGTAGAAAGCTCGTGAGAAAGGTTGAAGTGCCTTTCCGCCGCACATGCGGTCAGTAGGATTTACCATCCGAAAGTAACAGATAGGTATTATCATGGGTAACCGAGCGTTTAGGTGTTGCTATGCGAGAAGCAGAAGATACTATACTGAGAGATTTTTTACTCTCTGCAGCTAGTATATATAATTGCCAAGCAGGCACGAATGCGGATAATCCTACCGATCCTTCACTTGTAGATTTTGCTACTGTGAATGCTCAGTTAGATACAGCGAATGCTTTTAAATTCATGAGCGGAAAAGAAGGCGAAGATCGTTTTGGAACAGCTCCGATTCGTAGCGCTTACTTTGTTTTATCTCACACACTTTTGGAATCAGCATACGATCAACTCAATGAGTTCTCTAATGCTTGGAATTATCCTAACCAGAACGACGTGTTATATTCCGAATTCGGCTCCATTACAAACTTTCGTGTTTTAACTTCTTCCAATGCATCGGTCTCTCCTGGGATTTCTTTGAATGGGAATGACGTTTTTAACAACATGATTGTAGGTAAAGAGTCTTATGCTCACGTAGAACAAGATGGCTACTCAAGCCAACTAATATACCGTCCACCAATTTTCTCCGGGCCATTGGCTTTGAACGGTACACTTGGCGTAAAATTCGCTCAAGCACAGGTGATCACACAAGACACTTGGATTGTTAATTTTCGCTGCACACAACCGGTATAAGGAGGTAAGTCATGTCTGAATATAACGAAATCATTACTGGCAGTTTTGTCTCTACCGGTGTGGCAAGAACAATTGTTCTTCCTAGCAATGTTGATTACTTTCAACTAACTAACCAAACAAACTGGACAGCTTCAGCCGCTGCAACTGTTCAATCTGAATGGCAAAGAGGGATGGCCGATGCTTTCGCTCGTCTTATGACTAAAGCTGGCGCAGCTGATCCTGTATCTGCGAGCAGCGTAGCAACTAACGGTTTTACCCTAGTTACTGCGGACACTCCGAGATATAGCGCTATTCCAGCCGCTGCTATTACTGGAGCCACAAACGCTGACCCTATTGTTGTCAGCCAAGTTGCTCACGGTTTTAACACTGGTGACATGGTCATTTTACAAGGAACTACCGCTGCCTTACAAATCTCGGGTATCCCCTGGTTTGTAACTAGAAATAGTGCCAATGCCTATACCTTAACGTATACAGGCGTTGCACCAGGAAGCGCAGCCACTGCAGGAACAGGGCGTAGAGTTCTATTTCCTGATTTGTATCTACCAGAACAACGATGGATTACAAATATTTCAGCGGCAGCGAGTGCAGTAGTAGAGATGTCCTTTACTCATGGATATAGCGTTGGTCAACAACTTAGATTTAGCGTTCCTTCACAATGGGGAATGTCTGAGATCGATGGACTAAAAGGTTATGTAACCGCGGTCTCTACAGCGAACAACACTGTTACTGTAGATATCAATAGTTCAGCATTTACAGCTTTTGCTTACCCAACGTCCGTACAATGGGGCGGGGGATTAAGCCCAGCAACAGTTCAGCCGATTGGCGAAACCGCTGATGTGTTTGTAGGTTCTTATGAAGCTCAAGGATTCATCGGACTAAACCTCGGTACTTCAGTTGTCGGAGCTAACAATGATGTTATGTACTGGAGAGCTCATAAGTCTGCCAGAGTAGAAAACTAATATACGGGGGGCGCATGCCCCTCTTTTTAAGGAGAGTTATGAATAAAGAAGATTTAGTAAAAAGCACACAAGATTTAGCAGATTCTGTTCATGAAGTATCAATGGATCAAGGGCGTAATGCTCCTGAATCAAATACTGAAACGACCACACAGCTAACATCTAAGCAAAAGTTAAACCCTAACATCAGAAAGCTTCTTCCCTTTCGCAAGCTAAGAGCTACGGCTAAGCCTAAGAAGAAATGGGAAAAGTTAAGAGCTCACGAAAATGAGTATGTGGAAGGGATCTTAGAGAACAAGCTAGTAGATGGCGAAGGCATGCACTTTTGGAAAAACAATCTACCGGGTGATGACTATTGCGAGTGGAGAATTCCTCCTAACGTTCCGGTTGCAATTCCTAGACATGTTGCCAATCATTTGCATAATAATTTGAAATACCATACTTTCAGATTTTCTGAACAACATGCGCCTGATCAGTTTGTTGATCAGTTTAAAGAAAAGTTTGAAATAGCTTCTACTCACGATAGAGCAACCTTCTTACCAATCAAGGCTTTTTAATGGCTATACCCCAGCTTCTTTCCGATGTTTATCTATATATGAGGAGGATCTTAAAACAGCCGAATCCTCAAGACATCTCAGATGCGACACTACTAGAATATCTGAACAGGTTCATGCTTTATAACATGCCTTACCGGATACAAGATTTTGCCTTTAGGACTCAGTATAAGTTTGAGACGCAAAACAACATCGACAAGTACAATTTCCCGGTTAACACCTATAATTCGGTGCTTCCTCCAGCGTATGTTGATGGGAACCTAACCAAAATTGAACAGTCGGTAAACGCTTTTAACACGCTGTTTCCTCAAAGGCTTTTTAATCAAGATGTAGTGCAAGGAAGTGGGGCAACCAATTACCTATTTACGCTAGTAGATGCTCCCTTAGTTAGGGGGCACACTAGTGATCCTTTCACCGTTACAACGACCGCTGGAAGGTTTGATCCTGGAGTATACCTAACGGCTACCACCGCGGCAGGTGTACAGTTAGAGGTCACGGATGATGGTGCAGGGGGGTTGATAGGCGACATAGGAGCAGGAGTTAACACAATTAACTATCTGACCGGTGCGGTAGACGTCACATTTAGCGGGGCTATCCCTTCTCCCAATGTCATAAGAGCACAAACTCAACCTTATCAAGCAGGACGACCTCAAGTAATTTTGTTTAACACAAACATCTTCACTCTTAGGCCCGTCCCCGATAGAGCTTACCTAATACAAACCGATGCTTATTTGACGCCTATTGCTTTTTTAACTGGTGAAAACACCGAGACTTTAGAATTTCAGTGGATGGCGGACTATCTGGCTCACGGTGGAGCTCTTAAGATTCTGCAAGACGATGGCGACTTTGATCAGATGGCGTTTTACACTCCTATCTTTCAGAAGTATGAGAACCAAGTCCTAAGAAGAACTATCCGTCAGAACGACACTCAAAGGACAGCTACTATATTTTCATCTCAAACGGGACAAAATCCCTTTATTTACAACTCTCAATAGAGAAAGGAGGCTATTTCGCCATACGACACATCGGTTCCAACAACAGGACACTCTCCATCTCAAGACTATCAGGCGATGCAGCAAAACTATGCTCAGATTCAAACTTCTTTTTCGATCAATCACACTGCGTTAGCAATTGGTGGATCTAGTGAAGGGTTCCATACAAAGGTGCAATTTCCTTCAGTTATAGCTAATCCAGATTTAGCTACCCCGATGACATCTTTATATATCAAAACTTCAGCTACTAAATCCGAGCTTTTCTTCCAAAATGGAGCTACGGCTGGCGATGCGGTACAGATGACGAAAGGTCTGCCTGTTGGAGCTAATGGAGAAGGGTCCGCAGTTGGAGGTCTTCAGATTAGAAGCGGCACTTTCACTTCTGGAGCGGCTCCCATCACTTATTCTACTGCATTTGAGACCGCTACCGTGGCGGTTACATTCGGATGTATAAGTGCTAATAATACTGTTGTCTTTAGTGCTGTAACATCATCCGGATTTACTGGTACAGCTATTGGCGGAGCAGCGAATAGTTATTATTATATTGCCGTAGGATACTAATGCCATCCCCTTCAAGAATTGTATTAGCTAACTTCAAAACAGGTTGGGAAACCGATAAAGAACCTTTCCTATTAGACAACGATGCCTTTCCTACCTTAGAAAATGCTTATGTTTTCCGCGATAGAGTGAGAAAGAAGCCGGGCGATAGAAAGTACGGTAGGCTAGAACGTCAACAAGCAATCTCAGGACTTAATCTAGATGGAGCTGGCGCGCTTGCTAGCACTGATTTATTCACTACATTTGGACCTTTCCCCGCAGGGTCAACCATGGCAGTGGGAACGATTAGCATTACGGATGGAACGAATACCTGGGTAGAACCTACCCCTCCAGACGGTACATTAGTAGGGACTCCAGCCGGGACCGGAACTATTGACTATGCCACTTCAGCGATTACTTTAGCGGCAGGAGCGGCAGCAGCAGCTTTAACCGGAACGTTTGGCTATTACCCTAATCTTCCAGTGATGGGTATTGAAAACTTCGACAAGGATAATAAAGATCCTTCCTCGCCAGTAAATGATCCGGAGACGGTATTTTTTAACACTACCAAAGCCTTCGAGTTCTTCACCTCTCAGTTTAATGATATCTCGACTTACAAAACCACCGGGGCAGTAATTTCATGGAATGGAGCAAACTTCCAACAATTTTGGTATACCAACTATCAAAATGCCATGTTTGTGACTAACAATGTTCCTGGAATGCATCATGTGGTACCCGCTACGATTACTATTGGAAATCCGACCGCCTTTACTACTGCAAACGATGATCTTCAAACGGGAGATGTCGTTTTTCTTAATGAATTCACAGGCTCCGGGGCTTCTGTTGTTAACATGAAGAATGCCATTGTCACCCGAACCGGACCCTCAGCCTATACAGTTCCTTTGGTTACAACCGCTCTAACTCTTGCTGCTGGTATAGTGCAATATCTCACGCGCACGCCTACCGAAACAGCCACTCAAGATGGCATACGTTGGTTTGATGGACGAGGAATCTCCGCAGCATTTACAAATGGATTTGTCAACTTCGCTCCACCTTTAGACAATCTTAGTAGCAACGCTACTACTTATCTTTGCGGGGCTAGAATGATCCTTCCTTATGGATCTAGGATTATAGCTTTTGGAACGTTTGAAGCAACCTCTGCAGAAGCGAGAGGCGGAACTTTCAACTACTTCCCTAATAGGATGAGATTTTGCCAAGTGGTAGGGACTTGCTTTTATGCTAATTTTCCCGCCGGAGGAACTTCTATTGGTGAAAGTTGGAACTCAGCTAACCAAGGGTTTGGCGGTTTCATTGATATAGATACTCCTGAAAGAATCATGACTGCCGGGATTTCTCAAGAGACCTTGATTCTAGGAATGGAGTCCACTCAAAGACGGGTAAACGTTACCTCTATAGAAACTCTTCCTTATACCATTCAAACGATTAATCCAGAGCTTGGTTCAGAGTCTACCCATTCGGTTATCCCTCTAGATATGGGACTTCTAACCGTTGGAGATTATGGTTTTGTTATGAGTAGCTCTTACAACGCTCAACGCTTTGATGAGATCATTCCCGACCAAATATTTCAAGTGAACAACGGCTTTCAAGGAAATGAAAGAGTCACTGCTGCTCGAGATTTTAAGAATGAGCTTATCTATTTTACGTATCCTTCAGTGACTACCTTAGAAGATAGTGGAGGATCTATTTTCCCTAATCGAACAGTACTATTTAACTATCGCAATAAGTCATTTGCTCTTTTCCTAGAAAGTTATACCACTTATGGCCTCTATAGGCTGCCTGTAGCCGAAGCCTGGGAAAATTTAACTGATTTCACATGGGAAGAGTGGTTTGATGCTTGGAACTCAGGAACAATATCTACAAGGTTTCAATATGTTTCAGGGGGAAATCAGCAAGGCTACGTTATGCTTAAATCTTTTCAGACAAGCAACGACCCTTCTTTACACATAACAGCGTTTGTAGACCCTACTATTACATCTCCGGATCACAATTTGGAAATAGGCGAGTATGTTGGCTTTCAAAATCCCACTGAAGTAAACCCTTCAGAGATTGCACAAGTAAACAATGTTGTAGATTCGGATAACTTTACAGTCGCATTTTCTGGGGTATCCCCAACTATTACCCCCGGATTTACTGAGCTTGTAAAAGTTGACATTCCATTGATTACCACGCGCCAATTCCCTCCATCATGGGGAGAAGCTAGGAAAACAAGATTAGGAGTTCAACGCTATTTATTCGATAGAACATCATCAGGCGAAGTGCAAGTAAACCTCTTGAAGTCTCAAAACGACAACCCCCAAAACGATCCTACAGCCCCGGGCTTTACCTCTCTTATTAGTTCTAATATCGTAAGAACTCGCCCCGATGATGATTTAGGACTTAGCGGAACTCAAGGGGAACAGTCATCTATTTGGCATCGCATATCTCAAAACGTGTTAGGGGGAACCGTGCAAATAAGTATCACTCTTTCCGACGCACAATTGAGAGACCCAAATATCGTAAATAGCGACATCGTTTTGCAAGCTGCCACGTTGGATATGTATCCGGCAGGATGGTTGGCATGACGAGTTCTAATAATGCTCCGATACTCTCAACCTTCAAGTTCCTTCCTGAAGATCCTAAGCTACAGCAAAGAGAGCTTATAAACTCTTTTCAGGAGATAGCTAACGCTGTTAACGCTCGAGTGATCGGCTCTTATGACACAAATCAACAGCTAGCAGGAAAGAGACTCTTTAAAGAAGATGCGGATACGCCAACTAATCAAGATGTGAATCGAACAAGAGACGTTTACAGAGTAGTGGTTCCTTTCACGGTTTCGATAGCAGCGGGGGCAGCTACTTCCATAGCTCATAACGTGTCTATAGGAACGATGGTCCATATTTATGGAGCGGCAACAGTAGTCGCAGGATTTATTCCTTTACCCTATGCAGATGCAGCGGTAGTGACCGCAAGCGTCCAAGTTGATGTTACATCTACTGTAGTAACTATCACCAACGGAGCTACTGCGGGAGCGATTTCTTCAGCTTTAGTGATTTTAGAGTACATCCCTACTTGATAGAAAATAGGGGTAGTTTTAATGTTAAGTAAAATTTTGAGGACAATATGAGTGCAAATCTTCCATCCGGCTACGACCTTTTAAGCATTCCTACTATGGGAAAAGAGCAACAAGGCATATACGACATGCTCAAATCTGTAGTAAGCAAAGGACAAAGCGGCTTTGATAGATTAAGCAATCTTGCAAGCGGAGACCAATCCCAATTCCAACAAATGGAAGCTCCCGCTTTAAGACAATTACAAGAAAGCATTCTACCGGGAATAGCGCAACGTTATGGATCGTCAGGAGTGGGAAACTCTTCAGGCTTTCAGAATGCCGCTACATCCGCCGGCACCGATCTAGCCGAAAGATTACAAGGCGATAGGATGGGGATTCAACAGCAATCCTTACAGCAGCTTCTACAGCTCTCCCAACAGCTTTTAGGGACTCCTACCGAGCAATTCGGCATAGGGGAGAAACCTCAAGGAACTGATTGGGCTAGTATATTTGCATCTTTAGGAGGCGCGGCATTGGATTTCATCCCAGGGATGTATCAAGCGAAGTCCTTCGGAAATTTAACCTCTTCTTTAATGGGCGCACTTAAATAGGATTAAGATATGTCATTCCACTTAAAAGAAAGACCGGGTTTCGGTGAAAGATTAGGTCAGCAACTATCGGATAAAGTGATTCCCAAAGCCGGAAAAGCTATCTCTGAAATGATCTCCCTTCACAAAGATCAAAAGCTAAGAAAATCCCAAGCCTCCGCAATTGCAGAGATGAGCGGCCAACCAGAGCTAGCCGATCAACTTGCACTTTTCCCCGCACAAATGCAACTTTCAATTATCGAGAAGATGGGGATAGGTCCTAAGGCTAAAGCTAAGACCAAAGCAGAGAGAGAAAAAGCTAGGAACTCTATAGGACTTCCCGAGGTAGATAAAATATTAGGAGACCTAGCTAAAGATACCGATCCAGCCGACAAGTATAAGATGATGAACTATGCGCGTAGACGTGTAGAGAACGGTGTGGATCCTAAATTAGCATTAGC